GTTGCCTGCGGAGGTAATCCGCATTCGCTTGGTATTATTGGTAGTTGTAGTAAATAAAGTATCACCATCCCTACCCCATACATAGAAGTTGTTATCCGTACCAGCATAAATAGCAGCCTTGTAAACATTATCAATATAATACGTCTGAGCCGATATATTAGATGCAGATGAGTTTAGTCTTAATAGTCCAATATTCCCTATGTGAGCACCTGAAATATCAAGTTTAGTAGAGGGGGCTGTAGTCCCGATGCCCACGTTACCAGTAGAGGTAATACGCATACGTTCAGTAATTACTCCGGTACTTTCAACTCTATCAAATCTAAAACTTGCATCAGAAGCATTATAAACTAATTGGAACCTTTCACCTATATTTTGAGTATCTGCAAATCTTATTCCTGAACTTGTTTCATCGTCATTATTTATTAATATAAATGGAGTAGAGCCACCTATTGTTAATTTTTCAGATGGACTTGTAGTCCCGATGCCCACGTTGCCAGCATCTGTTATTCTTACCCTTTCTGCAACGGTACCAGCCCCATCCCGAGTTTCAAATGTCAATGATGTTGCTGAAGTTGTACCAGGTACAGATTTAATATTAGCAATATTATTATAACTACCATCAGAAGAGCCAACTAAACTTAATGTAGAAATACCACCAGAGTTATTAGCATAAATTCTTGCAGTAGCATTTGTTGCTTGAATATGTAAATTATATCCCGTTAAATTTGTCGTTCCTATACCTAAACTTCCTGAAGATATTGTTGTATTACCAGTTAAAGTAATTAAACTTCCGCTATCAGTAATATTTGAGTTACCTAAAGATGTAGACCCAGTAAACTTAGGGATTGTATTTGTTGTTCCAGTTCCTGTAATTGGATTTGTTAAAGCATTCTGTTTATTGTTAAACGTATTCCAATCTGTGGAAGATAAGTATCCGTCAGTGGAAGTAGTCGCTTTCGTTATTCCGATAGTACCAGTAGATGTGATTGTACCCCCAGTTATAGGGGCAGAAGTCGCCACACTCGTAACAGTACCTACAGACCATGTTCTATTTGCACTTAAATCATAAGCAGTGCCGTTAATCGTTAAGGTTCTTGAAGTAGGAACATAAGAAGACAGGGAAGAAGCTAAAGCATAGCTATTAGAATCAACACTACCATCTGCTTTTAAAAACTGAGTAGATAACCCACCCGATTTAATAATTGAAGAAGCTGTCAAAGAACCTGTCACCGAAGTTGCTACTCCGATTGTTACTGCCGATCCTGTATCAGTGATAGTAGAATCAGCAATAGAAGAAGAGCTTGAGAACTTAGCTAATTTATTTAAAGTCCCCGTTCCTGCAATCTTGTTATTAAAAGTCGACCAATCGGTAGAAGTTAAATAACCACTATTGCTAGAAGTAGCTGCTCCTAATTTTGTTTCAATAGATGACTTCGTCTCGTCACCTGTATTTGTGCCACTAAGGTTTGACCCTGTAATAGCACCTGTAACATTTAAAGCACTTACTATCTCTACAGCAGAATTAGATAAATATAAAGGCGTATTGTTGCCCAACCCATCTGTAATCCTTTTTAGAGAGCCAGTAATCGAATCGTTGTCCGTAACCTTTAGCAGGGAATCGTACGTTGATTGTATGGTATTACCGGTTAATGAAGCCATTTATATAATTTGTTCTAATATAGTAAAAAAAATTAACTTTTGCAACAATAGTTTTCAAGAAATTACTTCCAGAATCCTCGAATAAACTTTATGCCGTTTAAGTCTATATTATCTAAGAAATAATAAGTTCCAATGATACGCTCTTTGTTAAAGAATCTCGGATTATTACTCTTGTATGGGGCTGCTATTGCACTTGTGTTTAATCCACTTTGGAAACCGCTTTGTATATTCAATACATCATTGGCAGTTTGACGAGTACCGAACTCTAAGTAGATAAACTCTTTTATTGGCTTTGCAATAGCTACACCGGTTATTAAATTCTTCCCTACATACATTCTATAGTAAATAGGGTCTTGCGTTAACGTAACTCTGTCTTGAGTATTGTTAGAAGCGTATTGGTTATTAGTAGAATTAGTTATAGTACTTACCGCTTCTTCTACTTTTTCTTCTGCTCTGGCATGGATTCTTTCAACCCACCTTTTGTAGTCGTATAAGACTCTTGCTGGATCTGTTGTTTTAACTGCCATTAGTTTCTACGCCAAGCTATGATTTTAGTATAGTATCTGTCCTCTCCTTCATCAATAACTGAGTGGATGATGTAATCATTATTTCTGTACGTGATCTTGTACGACTTATTGATAGCTGCTGTTTCTGCTCTGTATCTCAATACGAAGATGTACTTGTTATTGATAACTCTCTCCCCTCCTTCGATAAATAAATCTCCATCATAAGGAAGAACCGCAGCAAAGGTTGTTAGGTAATTACTATAAGTAGGTTTAGTACCACCCGCAGTATCAGTCGTATTGCTATAAGACTTTACAATGATAGTTTCCTTAAAGTCGGAAGATTTGTAAACGCTATCCTTCATTAGAATAAATAAACTCTTCTGTAGCTTGCAGCGTGCTGTTTCGCTCCGTTAGATAATTCAGTTACTTGTGAGCTGTCCAATACATTCTCTCTAAACTCAAAGTCCATAGCCACTTGCTTTAAGATAGCCACTTTCAAGTCAGCAGGTAACGAAGTATAACCAGCCACATATTCAATCTCAATAGGAGTATCAATTCCGTAGAACCTAATGTTCTTGAAGTTATTACCAGTCACCAAGTAGTCAGTACCTGCGGTTAAGGTAGTTTTAGTACCTGTCTCGTCTATAGACTTTACATGGGTGATAGATTGGATAGGGCCATAAGGAATGTCGATATTCTCAGCAACCTTTTGGAATGTAGCAACTAATGTTTTAGTAGCAAATGTAGACCCTGTGTAACGCTCAAGATTAGTTCTTGCAGAAGAAATTAGAGTACCAATTAAGGTGTCCCAAGAAGAGTAATCTACGTTTAAATAAGACTTAGCCTCAGCAACAGTAACTGGCTCAGTAACTAAATCGGTCTTAATTTGTACATCTAATCCTAATGTCATTATTTAGTCTTTTTAGCGGTCTTTAATTCTTTTGTTTTAACAACTGGCTTCTCTTCTTTCTCCTCTACTACATCTGGTGTAACTTCAATGATTCTAATGAATCCCTTCTCTACCAAAAGTGTAGCTCTCTCATCACTCACACTGAAGATTTCGCCTTCTCTTACAAACTTACCAAGTTCTAAATCTCTGTAAGCTCTTGTAACTTCGATTCTAGTCATAACTTTATATTTTTTGAAAGTAGGGGGAGAGACGATCTCCCCAGTAGAAAACTACTTTCCAAACTACTTTATAAATTAGGCAACGTTACCTAAGTCAGCAAATACGAATGCATCTGGACGGTCGATAGCTAATACCTCACGAGCCTCGATACGAACAGTAACTAAGTTTTTCTGTACGTTATCAGAATCTTGCTCGAAGAACTCAACTTTCAGGTCGTCAACAACTACACGCTTCGCCATGTTCCAGTCACCTAACAATACTTTATCGTCAGCTACGAAAGATGATTTGAATACAGGGATACCAGCGATAGCAACTTCGCCACCAGCAGTGATAGTGAAACCACCAGGTACTGAGTAATCAGCAGGTTTAGTTTGCAACAATCTAGCCCATTGCTTAGGGTTAACTACGATACCGTTTACTGAGAAGTCAGCAGACTCTAAGTTAGCCACGTAGTCGATGATTTGCTCAGCATCTACAGTTGCAGAAGTGGTAGTAGAACCAGAAGCAGCACCAGTTAAGTCGGTGTAGAATTTGCTATCTTCAGCTTTGTAGAAATCACGCAATAACATATCAGGCAAAGCAGACTGCAAGAAAGGTAAGTCTTGCAACATAGATTTGTCGATACGAGCGTAACCAGCGATGTAACGAGCAGTGTAAGTAACAGCAGTTAAATCGTAGTCGATTTGAGTTTTAGCATCACCTGGAGTAGATTGTACTGAGATAGAACCTTCAGCACCAGTTTCACGATACAGGGTATAGATACCAGTAGCAGAAGCTACAGCAGGGATCAAGTCTCTGAAGTTGATTTTACGGTTAGGAACCATAGCAACACCTGGTTGGTAAGTGCGGATAGCATCACCAGTCAAGTTGTTAGCAACAGTCATAGTACCAACAGCCTTCATGCTCATAGCAACTTTGTTACCCAAAGATACTTCTCTGATAGACTCGAAGTTTTTAGCGATTAATTCGCCAAAAGATGATTTAAAAGATTTTTCTTCCATTTTTTGTTCAGTAGATTTTTGTAATTTTTGTTCAACCTCGTCTAAGCGAGCGTTAATTTCTTGTGCTTTCTCACTGATTTTAGCTTCAACATTAGCGTTGATTGCTTCTTTCAACTCAGCAGCTTTTTGTTCAACTTTTTCCATTTTGATATTCTTGAATTAGACTATTTAATAATACTTCATACTCATCCTCCATCTCGGCTTCTACCATAGGTTCTTCTGCCATTGCAGCTTCTACTACGATTTCTTCCTCAACTTCTGGTGCTTCTTCTCCCATCTCTGGCATTTCCTCTTCCATCGGGTTTTCATGCTCCTCAGTATCCTCTACTTCGATAGTTACCGTAACGGTAGACTTATCTTCGGATGGCTCAGGAGTTTCAACTGATGCTTCTTTGAGTTCTGCTAGTTCTTTCTGAAGTTGCAAGAATTGAAGTTCTAGTTTTGCGAAAGTTTCATCGGTATATTTACCGTTCTTAATAGCCTTTAGGATATTATCCATCATTTGGCTAACTGTTTCAAAATTTTTCATACCTGTAATCGGGGTCATCTCGTTAGCTCCCCAACCTTGCAGTGAAGAACCTTCGTATAACTTAACCTCAGAGATTTCGTTAAACGACCCCATGTTTTTTTGTTTGATTGTAACAAAGCCGATAGAATGTTCGGTAATCAAACCATCCTCTACCATCAATAAGAAGTCTCTTCCTAAAGTATGGCGACCAGCTTTACTTTCGTAGTATAGACCTTTTTGATCCTCTTGCAGTAATTGGATTTTACCTACTGCTTTAGTAGCATCATGGTCTAATAAGTGACGTACACGAGCAAAGTTCTCGTTGATAGTTTTAGTAAACGCACCTTTACGAATTACATCTCCATCACTATCCATATTGTCAAATGATGAGAAGTAACCGGTAACGATACCCTTCTTAACGTCTACGTCAGCAATTCCTTGACTTAGGTTTTTGTATTGCAACATATCTTAATTATTTTCGATTTCTTTTAGTTTTCTAATAGCCCACTCAACACCTTCAGTACCTCCCCAAGCGTCCCACATTAAACCACCACAGCCTTTGTCATAGGGTACGTTAGCGTGTTGTTGATGACGCTTAAAGCTAGCCATACGAGCAATAGTGTCTCTAGTTAATGGCTCACGATTAGCTAATTGATTAGCACGAGCCTTTCCTACAGGAGTACCGCAACTTCCCCAACCATTCTCTTCAGCATATTTCAATGCACGCTTTGCGTTATCAGTCGCAGCTTGTGGGTAGTCGGTATAGCTATCAGCTTTCTTATTTGGCTTCTTGGCATACGCCTCAAGGAAACGAGTAACAAAGCTCATCGCAAATGCGTTCTCATTGCCTCTTAATCCTTGCTCTGCAAATACCTGAATGCCTCTAGCAAATACTTCTTCTAGTTTACCAACTGTTACTCTCTTGCCAGGATTGTTCTTGTTGAACTCTCTTGCCATAGAAACTAACTGAGCCATCGGCTTTTCTTCTTCCATTGGGCTATAAGCCTTCTGAGCCTCTGCGATTCTTACTGCCTGTTCAACTGGGTCGCTATTTACCTTGTCGATAGGTTGAACTTGGATAGAAACGTAAACTTTGTCCATGTTAGGATCTTCGCTTCTACCATAACCCATCTCTTCCAATTTCTGATTAGGTGTTAACCACCAAGCTCTCTCTAAGTACGAGATTTGCTCTTTCTTATCCTCCTGTAATTCAGGGAAAACATCTAAGTCAAAATCCAAGAAGTAGCGTTTGTTCTCAGACTTATTATAAGGCTCTACAAGCCACTTATTGAAGTCAGCCCTAGCTGAGGTAAGCTCAGGTAGAATTGCGTCGCTTATAAGGGCTTTATGGGCTTCGTACATATTATTGTAAGTCTTGTTATCAGGGTCATTTAGTAATGCCGAGTTAACACGATAGATATTACACAACTGACGAAGGTTCATCTTCATAGCAGACATAATCTCTAAGTCAACTGAAGAGAGACCTAATTGTTGCCATCCGATTTTAGCTGAAGTAACGATAATGTTACCTGCATTCTCAGGGCCACTATATTCTGCTTTATATTTTCTTTGGATTTCTGCTGCTTGCTCAGGAGTTAAGAAACTATCAGGACTGTTATCGTACAAGATACCTTGAGCACCTGTGTTTTGTAACATCTTCACGCTCGCAGTTTGAGCATCGTTAGATTGCTGAAGCACCCTAAGGGCTGCTCTTAGCGGAGATTGTCCGTAAAGGTGGGAGCCTTCTACTGAGTAATCCGAGTTCCAGTATTTAGAGTGCATAACCTTTTCGCTCATGATCTCTTGGAAGTCGTAAGCAGTAGTGATGGTATAGCCTTTAACTGGGTCGTATTTACCTCCACTAACGATTCTTGTCAAGTGAGCAGGCAATACATAAAGCTGTTTGAATTTACCAGCGTTAGGGCCAGTAACAGCACCTACACCATAAACATAAGAGTTACCGGTGATAAGTTTAAATCCTAAGTAATTATCCATGAACTCATAGAAGCTCTGGAAGTCATTAGGGTTATGAAGGGTTTGGATGATAGGGTGACGCTCGTCAACTTCTACCAATGCCTTTTGTCTTAGATGGTTTGCCTCTGCGATGTCTTGAGGTTTGCTCATATTCGCAGTAAAGGACTTATATCTTTGGAAGGCTCTGTCGTCTACAATCTCATAGAGAATCGGAGCAGCAGTAGCAGCCTTTCTTGTAATAAGGTTTATAACCGAATATACGTCTGCGTTGTACTGATAGCCCTTATCTACATAAGTTTGGAAGCTATCCTCACCCATAACAGGGCCTTTAGCCAAGCTCATATTCAGCATTCTTGCTATCGCAGGGTCAATGCCTTTCTGAAGCGTAATCGGTTGTTGAGGTTTATTACCTCTTAAAAAGTCGAATAATCCCATTTAAATTACGTACCATTTACGTTCACTACCGTATTTAGTGAAGAACGCACATCTGATTGCATCTAAACAGTGGTTGTAGTTGTCGATAGGTACGTTAGTACTTTCTCCGTTAGCCATAATCCACTGATAGTTCTTTACCTCAGTTGCAATGTTCTTACTTCGCTTGGTGTAGAACACTTTGTATTCCTTTAGTTTATTTATACCCGCAAGGACTGATCCCTTTCCTTTTTTCTGCGGTTTAACATTAAATTTCAATTTTAAGTCAGCTATTGACTTAGGTTCTGCCGAATCAGCATATATCTCCTCATACATCCCCACATCGTTCTTCTTCAAGCTGTCGGCAATATCTTTGTTGGTCATCTTAGTAGCATAAAACAGCTCATCTAAGAAAATAGACTCCCCAATCTTTGTCATCCTCACACAGGCAGTCGGGTCATTGGTAAAACCAAAGTCAAGCCCATAAAACACATTGTCTGTCTCTGGGAAAGCATCACACTCCTGCCAATCAGGGTAAACCAAACTTTCCGTTGCTGGTCGTGGGTCTTGTTGATAAAGGGAGTTAAAGATAATGGGACTAGCCTCTCTAATCTTTTCTAATCTTTCCGCAGATTGACGAGCTTCCCATAGTGCTTCCCCAACTTCCCTCTTATCATACCAACGTCCATCGTCCTTTGATTCTCTCAAAGCAGGTAGAGTGATTGTATTCCAATCGTCATCTCGTTTACCCGCTCTGCCCAAAGGATCGTCATTATCCCAACGAGTCGCAATCAATAATTGCTTTCCGTTATTCTGTAATCGACTCTCTGCTACTGAAGTGTACCAATCCCAAACCGTCTCTCTCACATTTAGCGACTTTGCCTCACTATAATCCTTAATCAAGTCGTCACAAATCAACACATCAACGCTAAACCCAGTTAAAGAACCTCCTGTACCTACTGACTTTAAATATCCTCGCCTTCCTATCACTTCAAACATATCGTTGTTACGAATTGCTTCACCGCTTCTAGGCTTTGCTAGTTTAGTATCAGGGAATATCTTCTTATACTCAGGTGAGTCAATAATCTTCTGAACCTCTCTATTAAACCTTGATGCTAAGTCAGCCGTATAGGATGCGATAACAATTTTCAAGTCCGGATTAACACCAAGCAGGTAGGCGGGATATAACTGTGTCGCTAGTGTGGACTTCCCATGTTGGGGTGGCATAGAGATCATTAGCTTCTTACTATCGTCATCTCTATACAGCTTCATTAGCGATTCCATTATGTACGCATGAAACCACGTAGCATCGAAGTCTTTTTTAATAAACCTTACAAAGAACGCAAAATCGTTTCTCGCTAAATCAATAGCGGCCGATTCTAATAAATCTTTAGTTACCTTCATCTAACACACTCCCTGTTAAGTACCTCTCGGCTAACTGACGTTTCAACTCCTCATCCATGTCACTTACGTCAACTTTAGTAGTTTGTGTGGCTTGTATTTCTACGTTTTGCTTATCGCTCCATCCGTAATGATTCTTGAGTGCAAAAATCGCCATGGTAGCGTTCGCTTGGTTTTTTAACGCCGATTCAAAGATTCTATTCTCAAATCGCTGTTTAATATATTCTATCCTCTCCAACTCGTACTCCAACTCACGTCTCTTACAAACTTGTTTCAACGATTCCCATTTGGTCGCTGTGATACCTGCAAGCTCCAAAGCACTGCCGAAGGTCATTATTGATGGATCTTCTGTTATCGCTTCCACCTGGTCTATCTTAGCGTTGATGTCTTCAACCGCCATTAGCTCAGGTTTCATTGGCACAAGCCTTGTTCTATCGTATCTAGTTAACGCCTTTGGGTCGTCTAACATAAATTATAATTTAAATATCTTAGAATCTAGTTCCGCTAATGCAGTCTCTAAAGTCCAAGGGCCAGCAGTTCCATTAATCGTTCCAATGTCCGCTACCGCAAATGTGATGTTATAATCACCATCTCTAACATTAATATGGGTTCCTGCATCGTTATTAGTCATAACACTATAAAAATAGCCCATAAGGTAAATATTCGGTTTACCAGTTTCGGTAATTAAAACATTACCATGAGCCTGCTTTACAAAGTTTATCGCCATAACAGGAGCTAATATACGAATTATTTTCTTAAAAAGCAAATATATTTAACTAAAGTTTATAAATAGTTTCATAGAGTATAAAAGGATTAATTAATTGTAAACATTATTTGCATATGTCAGGAATTTTACTTATATTAGCGTTATAGTTTTTAGGACGACATGGCTTGAGTCGAGGAAGAGCTGAACTTGCATCTAACGGTGCTTGGATCGAGCAATTAGCTGTTTGTATCGACAGCAAGAAGTTATCTTTGTTTTTCTTTCTTTTCTTCTTTTTGGGGGCTTTTTCTTCTTTTCTTTCCCTTGAGATTTCTTTTTCTTTTTTCTTGTCTACTTCTTTTTTCTTTTTCTCTATATATCTGTTTGAGCCGAAGGGCGAGTCAATTCCCATAACGTACATCCTACTGCGTTACCTACTCGTATTTATTCTCTACGACTTTATGCAAATTATATCCTGTCGGATAGCAATTACGCTTCGCTTCTTGTCGATTCCCTACCTATATATTTTTACCCATCTGATTTCTGAATACCTATCTACTAATTCTTAAAATTAGTACCCCTATAGTTTGTAACTACGTTACTTCACCATTACCATGTACTTTCTTAAAATAGGTATATATTTTTCTATTTTAGTATAAGGTTTGGCTTATGTAGTGTATTTTATGCTGGGTTGTGTAAATATGCCCACCGGTCGCTTGCAAAAAAGTTTTGCTAAAGATTTCATATAATCAATCACTCACTACACCCACTCACTCATATTCTTTGCCAAACTCAATCATTCGCTAAAGAAAGGTGTGGAATCGGATCCTTGCGTCCAGGTTAACAAATCTAACTTAAACGAAACCGGTTGAGTTGCTCAGTTTCAAGCTCAAAACCAAACAACAACATAATATTTAACTTATAATTATTGAGTTACAAACACTCACAAAGTTCTTCTTCTTTTGCTCAAATCATACTCAAATCAAACCCAAATCTGCAAATAATCTATTTATAGTTTCATTTTTACCTATTCAATCGATTGGTAGTAACATCATCTATTTGCTTAGTTTGTAGGTAATTGAAACCTGGTTTATGCCTAATTATAGGTATATAAATAGTATCAAATAAAAAAAAATAAAAATAATTTAATCAGTATTTGGAATATAAGATTTAATTTATATATTTGATAAGCGATTCAACGCTGAGTTCTGCGATAGAACTTGAGACCTTAGTAATCTAAGTATTGAAAGTGTGAAGTGCTAAAGGTGCTATGATAGACCTAAAGCTCCAAACGCAAGTAATGTAAATGTTCTTTGACATATTAGCTGTTTTACATTGTGTAATGTAACTGACGAAGCCTAAAGGCAGAAACAGCATTTAATAACCAAATTATATTAAAAATGAGTACAGAAATTGACATTTTATCGGATGGTTATTTATACGCATTTAAAATAACTTTTATATCCGAAACAGGTAAAACCAGGTCTTACATATCTCCATTTGTATTTGAAGATTATAGTGAGGCATACGATAATGCATTATATGAATTAGCAAATTAAAAACAATTATGGAAACTAATTTTAACAAGTATCAGTTTTTACAAGTATTAGAGGCTGATATAATTAAAGAAATCAAATCTGAACAAATTGACAACATCGACTCTGTTTACGATTTTATCTATGAGTATGTAGACAATGCTTGTATTTACAATTCGGACTGCTTTGACATCTGCAAGGAATTAGATGCAAGCGACTTCAATGGGTATGACTATGAGTGTGAAACTATTTCTCAATTAGCATACGCCTCGTTAGTAGAATTTATATTCAATGAATTAGACTTTACCTTAATCAATGAAAATTTTTAATATGAAAGCATTAAAAAATAAACTGAATCAATACGAATTGTGGGCAAAATCGGGAATGATTAACGGTAAGAAAGTAGTTAACATATTCGAGGTGTCACATCTATTAGGATTATCAGTAGAGGAAATTTGTAAATATCAAATCAAAAGAAACTCAAAATGAACGACAAAATTAACTTAAAGGTAGTTTTTATAGTATTAAAAGCCTTTGCAATTATCATTTTAGTCAACTATTTAGCAAATTTAATTGTACAATAACATGAAGACATTATCAAAAAATCAAGAAAATCAGATTTTAAATATCGTTGATGAAACAATAGAAATGTTGTTTGTGAGATGTCACCAAATAGCTGAGACCAAAAGTGGTGATATTACCCCAATGCAACAATGGGAATTAAACGAAGCAATCGGCAATTTGAAAGAAATCTTAATTTCACAAATCGAGCAAAATTTATAGTATCTACTTGCCTATTTTATAGACGGATATTTAAGCGGTTCGACCCCGTAATAGGCAACCAATTAATTAAACAACAAACCAAAAACACACAGCAAAATGAAAAATCAAAATTTCAAACTTTGGCAATTAGTTAAAATTGTAGACATCGAAAACTTAGATTTATTCAATGACAAAACAAATGAACAAGACATTTTCTTGGGTGATGAATTTGTAATTATTGACATTGAGGGCGAAGAAGACGAACAAGATTTAATCGTAGTTAACCAACGAACAACTGAATCTCTATTAATGTCATCTCATAGATTTGTAGTTGTAAAAGATTTAATAA